CTGCCTCAAATGGTTCAGCACGCCTATATAGCGGGCAAGGTTCGGACTGACGAAGGCGTACTCGGGGATCAGGCCATAGCGATCGTACCCGTCGAAATACTCTGCCTGTGACGTTCGCGCGGTTAATCAAAGCGGGCGTCTGTCGAGATGGTGCCCCTCGTTGTCCTTCAATACGTTATTTTTCGACGGAGTGACCAATGGCCGACGAAGATTACAGCCCTAACCAAGCCGCCGCGCCTCCTTCGATCGAGCAGCTGATTGAACGTTGGTGGGCCGACCATTTCCCAGGCTCCGCAGTCGCCCGCGACACGCAGGCCTGGAATATCGCCCACACCGCCAAGGAGAGGCTGAAGCGGCTCTTGAAGGGGAGTAAATGACATGCAATTAAGCTTCGGCTCCGGCGCGATATGGGGAGAGCGCACCGATGTAATCGGGTCGAGCATCGGTCCACGACAATTCGGCGTACTACAGGACATACAGATCGATTTCAACTGGAGCGATAAAGAGCTCTACGGCCAGCTCCAGTTCCCCGTGGCAATAGCCCGTGGGCAGGGCAAGATAACCGGGAAAGCTAAATTCGCGCAGATCCTCGGTTTGCTGTATTCGGACATTTTTTTCGGAGTGACGCCAGCTACGGGGCAGTTCGCCGTTTCACAGCTGGAGGCCGCGACGGTTCCGGCGACGACGCCCTACACCGTGATCCCCGCCAATGCAGCCAGCTACAATGACGATCTCGGCATCAGCTACGCCGCAAGCGGCAAGCGTTTCAACCGGGTGACCACGCCTTCTACCGCTGGCCAATACTCGGTCAACTTCGCCACCGGCGCGTACAGTTTCTCCTCTGCCGACGCTAGTGCAGCGATTTTGATCTCGTACACGTACAACGTCGCGACAAGCGGCAACAGATTGACACTCGCGAACCAGCCGATGGGTATTACTCCTACCTTCAAGGCGACGTTTTACACTGCCTACAACGGCAGCGGCACCGCGCTCCGTCTGAACGCGTGCACGGCAAATAAATTGTCATTGCCGACTAAGCTCGATAATTGGACCATTAGTGAGCTCGATTTCATGGCTTTTGCCGACGCTTCGGGAACCATCGGCTATCTGAGTACGGTGGAGTGAATGATCCCCGGGGTGGCGGTCGCAATGGGCGGCCAAGATTGGATAGTTCCGCCACTTACCCTCGGCCAGCTTCGCCGATTGATGCCGCAGGTAAGGCAACTGACCGAAATCGGCGCGTCGATGGGCGAAGTGCAAATCAACGTGCTGATCGACATTGTCACCGCGGCGCTGCAGCGCAACTATCCCGAGACGACGCCGGACAAAGTCGAAAATCTCCTCGATCTCGGGAATGCTAGCGCCGTCCTCAATGCCGTTCTGACCGGCTCCGGCCTGAAACCAGGCGGAGCCGCTATGGGGGAAGCATCAGCCCCCGGGACCAGCCCGGGGGCGGGCGGCGCGAGCGCCAGGTCAATTTCGGACATGAATTCGGGGACGGTGATCCCTGGCGAGAAATCTATGGTCTCCTCGCGACCGCCTGCGGATACAGCTATCCCATAATTGACGAGATGACGCTCTTCCAGATCGAAGAGCTCACATCCTACTGGGCAAAACACCCGCCGGTGCACTTATTGGTCGCGGCCTATCTCGGCGTCGGCAAAAATAAAACTGCTCAGCTGCCGCCGACGCCGATGGGACGAGGACACCAACCGAGTTCGGATCCCAGCTCGTTGCTCGCTCAGCTGGGGCCTGGGTTTGGTGCCGGAGACGTCAATGCCGGGCTCTCGCCAGCAGTCCTAGATTTTGCCGCACTCCGCCTTCGGGAGGAAATTCCCGACTAGGCATCCGCAGAAATCAGAACAATCCGCAAGCAGCGACGAAGGCAGTTTGTTTAGCAAGAGGCTATAATGGCCGATATTGAAACCAGCGTCATTATCAGCGCCCAAATTGATGGCCTCCGTTCCGGGATGGAGGCCGCATCAAATTCGGTTCAAGCGGCGACCGATGCCATGCGCACTCAACTCGCCGGGCTCGGCGACATCGCCCAGCAGGCGCAGTCGCAGCTTAATGCCACTACCGGCCAAATTGGAAGCGGCATGGGTGCGCTGCAGACCAAAGCTGCCGACCTCGCGGGGTCGATAGGCGCGGGCATGACACCGAGTAGCGGGCTGGGAGATGCCTCCAGCATTTTCCAGGCCAGTCCCGCATCCGGCAACCGAAACGATGTTGCCACTGATGAAAAGCTCTGGGGAGAGGAGCTGCTGGCCTACCAGAGCTTTCAGAGCGAGAAGGAAAAGCTCGATCTTCGGGCAGCGCAGACCAGCCAAAGAACCTGGCAGGGCCTGATGCAGCCGATCCAGCGTGCCTTCGATACCTCGATCACCGGCATGATATTGGGTACGACGACATTGCAAAAGGCGGTGGCGAACATCGCGCAATCGATCCTTGCCGAATTCGTCAATTTGGGCGTCAAGATGGCGACCAACTGGATTGCCAGTGAGCTCGCTATGACAACCGCAAGCCAGGCTGGCGCTGCCGCTCGTACCGCGGCCGATGGCGAGGGAATGGCGGCTGGACTGGCGATCAAGGCGGCCAATGCGATCAAAAGCATCGCAACCGATTCAGCGCAGGCGTTCTCGGGCATCTTTGCATTCCTGGCTCCGATTATGGGGCCGGCCGCTGCCGGGCCGGCAGCGGCCGGAGAGGCTACTGTGATGGCCGCCGCTAGCGGGATCGCCTCCGCAGCGGGGGGCTGGACGGTTCCATCGGACCAGCTCGCCATGGTGCATCAAAACGAAATGATCCTGCCTGCGAATATAAGCCAAGGCCTTCAGAACATGATTTCTGCCAATGGCGGCGCTGGCGCTGGTCCGGTCGTGGTCAACGTTTCGGCGATCGACAGTCAGGACGTAAAGCGGTTTTTCCAGAGCAATGGAAGCCTTCTCGTCAACGCGGTCAACAAGGCGATGCGGAACGGATCAATGCTGCGGACTGCGTGATGGCTCTGATTTTTCCGGCGTTGCCCGGGCTTGCCTGGAGCGTCACCAAGACGCCGACTTTTCAGACGCGTATCCAGCGCGCGGTATCCGGGCGCGAATTGCGTGCGCTCGACTATCCGTATCCGTTGTGGCAATTTGCACTGGTCTATGACTTTCTGCGCGACAACCCGTCAGCTGGCTACGACGAACTGCGGACCTTGCTCGGCTTCTTCATGCTCTGCCAGGGAGCGTTCGGCACTTTCCTGTTTCAAGACCCCAGCGACTGGCAAGTCGTTGGGCAGCAGATCGGCATCGGGGATGCGAGCACGCGCTCTTTCCAGCTCCAGCGTACCATGGGTGCGACCCTGCCCGGCGGCGGCTTTTTGGAACCGATCGTCGCGCCGAATGTCGTACGCGCGATCTACTTCAATGGGATTAAGCAAGATCCGGCGACCTACAGTGCCGACCCGACCACCGGGCTGGTGACTTTCGAAACTGTTCCCAGTAGCGAGCTGACCATCACCGCTGACTTCACTTATTACTTCCGCTGTAGATTCGTTGACGACAAATACGATTTCGAGAATTTCATGTATCGGCTGTGGCAGGTAAAAAAACTGACGTTCATATCGGTGCGATCATGAAAGCGGCCAGCCCCGCCCTGATCGCGCTCCTCTCGGGCGCCAACCAGTTCATCATGGCGGACCTCTACACGATCACTCTAGTAGGCGGGTCGGTACTGCGCTATTCCGCAGCGTCGACTACGATCTCCGCGAATGGCTACACCTTTGTGCTTGGCCCTAAATTCGAGCGTTCCAAAACCAAGGTCGTTATCGGCACCCAGGTCGACGAACTCGAAGTCAGGATCTATACCGACTCCACAGATCTGATCGGCGGGGTGCCATTTCTGCAAGCGGCCTGGCAGGGACAGCTCGACGGCGCGCTCCTGCAGCTCGAACGGGCGTTCATGCCGACTTACGGCGACACGAGCCCGGGAACCGTGGTGCTCTTCGCTGGCCGCGTTTCGGATATTGACTGTACCCGCACCGGCATCGACCTCAAATGCCGCTCCCATCTCGAGCTTCTAAATATCCAGATGCCGCGTCGGCTGTGGCAGTCGTCTTGCACTCACACCTTCGGCGACCCGATGTGCCAGTTCGACCGGTCCAGCATGCAGTTAACCTTTGCGGCCGAGCCCGGCTCTACGCAGGCACAAGTCGCCACCTCAGTTGACCCGACCCCAGCGAGCCTGTACGTCCAAGGGACGATCATCGGCGTGACCGGAGCCAATGCCGGATCGAGCCGCACCGTCGCGAACATGGGTTCCGGCTGGCTCTCGGTGAAGCTTCCATTTCTCTCGTCGGTTGCGATCGGCGACCAATTTCAGCTGCTGCCCGGCTGTGACCGCACGCTCGTGACCTGTACAAATGTGTTCAATAACGCCATTCACTTCGGGGGCTTTCCCTTCATCCCGACGCCGGAGACGGCGGTATGAACCGCAGGGCAATGGTTGTTGCCGAGGCGCAAACCTGGCTCCGCACACCCTATCATCATATGGGCCGGGTCAAGAGCGGCGGTACCGATTGCCTGATGCTGCTCGCCGAAGTCTACCGGAATGCGGGGGTGATCTCGCACATCGACGTCCCGTTCTATCCGCCTGATTGGCACCTGCATCGCGACGCCGAGCGATACCTCGAGGGGCTTACGTATTACGCACGCGAGGTTGAGACTCCGCCTCGGGAAGGAGATGTCGCAGTGTTCAAATTCGGGCGCTGCTTCTCACACGGGGCTATCGTGGTCTCCTGGCCGAGGCTCATCCACGCATGGTGGGATGCCGGGGTTGTCTGCGGTGCTGCGGACCAGCCACCACTGAGCGGCCGCCCGGTCCGATTTTTCGACCCTTTTCCCATTCTCGAAGTCTGACAGTCGAACATGGGTGGCATCGTCGGCGCCGGGTCTAATGCCAAGCAGCAAAAGGCCGTCGGCTCGCTACAATTCCAAACCTCGCAACGCGGTGGGGTTATCCCGCTTGTTTACGGTACAACCCGCGTCACGCCAAATTTGATCGACTACGATGATTTTAAGGGAGCGCCGTCATCGCAACAAAGCGGTATCGGAAAAGGTGGTGGCGGCGGTAAAGGGGGCGGACAACAATATAAATATAGTGCCTCGGTTGTAATGGGAGTGTGCCAAGGGCCGATTTCCGGCATCGGCACGGTGTGGTGGGACAAGAATGTCGGAGTGCTGTCCTCGTTGCCGGCCGCGGTTTACCTCGGAAGTGATGGACAGGCAGCAGATCCGTATTGGGAAACACGCCATGCGGCCAAGGCCCTCGGCTATTCCGGAACCGCAACTATCGTAGCCAACAATTTCACGATGGGCAACACGGCCACCCTTCCGAATTTCTCCTTCGAGGTGGAGGGCTTGCTGTCGCCGAGCGGGACCAACGGGTTCGATGCAAATCCCGCAGCTATCGTGGCTGATTTTCTCACCAATCCTCGTTACGGAGCCGGATTCCCGGAGATTAGTCTGGGTGACCTCTCTCTCTATTCAGCGTATTGCCAGGCCCTTGGCCTGGTGTTGTCGCCAATGCTCGATACCCAGCAAGAAGCGCAACAACACCTGGCAGATATCATCAAAATCACCAACAGTGCCATTGTGTGGTCGGGCGGACTGTTGAAGATCATCCCCTATGGCGATCAGCCTATCACCGGCAATGGTTCCAGCTACACGCCAGATACGACACCGCTTTACAGTCTCGGCGAGGATGATTTCATTGTCCAGGAATCGAGCGTCGGGACGAATTCCGGGGTAACCCCCGGCGGGCCGGCGCTGCGATCGGGATCAGGGCCGATCACTGGCGGTTTCAACGATGATCCAATTCATATTACACGGTCGACTCCAGCCGACGCCGCCAATTCGATCCAACTTGAGTGTCTCGACCGATCGAATAACTACAACACTGCGATTGTCGAGGCTTTCGATCAAGGGTCGATCGATCTTTACGGCATACGCCGCGACAGCTCGCTGAAGGCACGGGCTATCGTCGATCCCGTTAACGTCGCCGCACTAGTTGCCCAACTTCTGTTGCAGCGAGCATTGCTATTTCGCAACACCTATACCTTCAAGCTCGGCTGGAAATATTGTCTGCTCGAGCCGATGGACCTCGTAGAAATCACTGATCTCCGGCTCGGTGCTTCGGGCTTGATTGTGCGGGTTACTGCAGTGGAGGAGGATGAAGAAGGCACGCTGTCGATCACGGCAGAAGATTTCTTCGGCGGCTACTCGACGGCGACCCTGTATCCGAGTCAGTCGAATTCCGGCTACGTCCCGAATTGGAGCTCGCCTCCAGGCAACATCAACGCGCCGATCATTTTCGAACCTCCTGCCGCACTGCTGACAGGCAGCCTGGAGATCTGGGTTGCGCTTTCGGGTGGCGAGAATTGGGGAGGAGCCCAGATTTGGATCTCCAGTGATGGCAGCTCCTATGCCCTCGCCGGGACTGTGAACTCATTGTCGATGCAAGGGGTATTAACGGCCGATCTGCCGCCGCATTCCTCACCCGATGCCACCAACACACTCTCAGTAGATCTAACCGAAAGCCAGGGTCAGCTTGTCTCGGTCTCCAGCACCGATGCCGGAAATCTCGTCACTCTCTGCTACGTTGGTGGTGAGCTTCTCGCCTATCAAACCGCGACGCTCACCGCGGCCAGCAAGTATGCGCTGAGCACGCTTTATCGCGGCGTCTACGGCAGCACGATAACCGATCATCCGCCGGGAACCTTGTTCGCGAAGCTCGACGGATCCATTGGCCGGTTCTCTTATCCGAATACGCTGATCGGTCAAACGATCTATCTGAAATTCGCGTCGATGAATATTGTCGGCGGCGGGTTGCAGAGCCTAAACTCACTTCCTGTATACACATACGCCGTCAAAGGAACCGGGCAGGCCTCCTCGATAATCGTGAGCGGCTCGTTCAGCGGCAGGCCGACGGCAAACGTCGTACTCCAAAGTTATGTATTCGCCGCCCCGGTAACTGTGCCCGCCGAGCTTTCCGGCAGCCGTGGCACCGCTGCGGCAGTCGCAACTGCGTCAACGATATTCAACATCCAGAAGAACGGTGCGAACGTCGGAACTATGGTTTTCGCCCCATCGGCTGCCGCGGCCACATTCACGATGAACTCAGCGACCGTATTCAATGCCGGCGACGTGCTGACCGTGATCGGGCCCGCCTCGCCCGACGCGACTCTGGCAAATCTCGCATGGACCATCATGGGAATTCCGCAATGAAGCTCGAATCCTGGCACAGCACCGAAGACAAACGGCGTTGGAAAATCGTACGTACGGACGACTATACCGACGTGGCGGGCGAGATCATTACGGCTGACGAGGCTACCGGTGAATGCTGCATTCACGTCGGCGGCGAGACCAAAACGCTGAGCTTCGGGCCTCGCGGGATCAGGATCGTCGGTAGGCGGCGATGAATGGCGAATCAAGGCTCCCTCGGGTTCGCTTTAATCCAGAAGTAAATCTTGGACACATCCTACAGATCATCGCGCTGACTGGAGCGGTGGTGACCGGATATGTCAGTCTGCAGCGCGACATGGCGTCAATGCGCGGCGAATACCAAGTCGCGATTGTTGGCTTCGAGTCCCGCTTGACCGTGGCTGAGCACGCCATCGTCGAGCGCCGCCAGGAGGATCGCGAGTTCGCCACCGAGATGCGCGCCGCAGTGGTGGATATCCAAAAGGGACTGAATAACCTGCAGCTGCAACTAGTCGAGCGTCCGAAGGCGAGATGATCCGCGTGTGGTGCTTGGCGATCGTTCTCTTGCTGTTCGGCTGCAGCGCGCCGCCAATCAATCAATCCAGGTTTGTGGTCACGCCTCCTCTGCGGCGACAGGAGGTCCCGATCGAGCCGCCAAAGACAGAAACAAAACAGGATGCCGCCCCTGTGCGGCCTAATAAGGCCGACATTCAATCCGCGATACATGCCTCTGACGATGCGCGCGAGCTTCTCGATCGGCGGCGTTACATCCTGGATGCCGGGTCCGACAAAGATAACCTACACTGA